AATAGTTGAAAATCCATTTGAAAAAGATGCCGCTATAGAAATTATAGAAGGTGATTACAAAGGTCTAGTGTATCAATATGGCAAAGTACAATTCGAAGATGGTAAACCGAACATAAATTTTCAAAGAACCATACGAAGATTGCCAGATATAGTTGAAGATAAGACAGATGAAGAGATTGACAAACTACTAAATAATAGTGAACTAAATAAGATTATGGGAGATATCCTAATTGAATTATTACAGGAACAAATAAAAAATGAACAAAGAACTATTGAAAGAACAGATAAAAAGGCATGAAGGAGAAGTTCTAGAAATATACGAAGACTCTTTAGGTTATCTAACATTTGGAGTTGGACATCTAATAAAAGAAAGTGATCCAGAATTCGGTCAACCAGCAGGTACACCTGTATCACAAGAGAGAGTTGATGAGGTCTATGAGATTGACTTTGACAAACATGTTGAAGAAACAATACATGTATTTGAATCTAAAGGTGGTGAAGACTTCTACAGTCTACCAGAAGACATTCAACATGTGTTGGTCAATATGACTTTCAATTTAGGTGGCACGAGATTCAGCAAGTTCAACAACATGTGGAAAGGTGTCATTGAAAATAATTGGGAAAAAGTTGCTGTTGAAATGGAAGATAGTAAATGGTTTGGCCAAGTTGGTCGTAGATCAGTAGAACTACAACAGATGGTTTTAGATTGTGAGTAATCCTTTACCAGTTGTAAAGTGTGTCATTCTAAATTCAGGTGACATACTTATGGGGTTCTATGAGTTTAATGTAAAAACTCAGATGCATACTTTATATGATTGCAAACAATGTGTCAGTGAAATATCTGAAGGCAAAATGGAAGTTCTACTTGCAGATTTTATACCTTTTGCAAAAGAGTACAACTTCTCTTTCCATGAAAGTAAAGTGATCACTATCTTTGATGCAAAACCTCAGTTAGAAATGAACTATAAATCATCAACAGGAAATACAGATTCGACATTAGAAAGTAATGCTCTTAGAGGTGGTAAAGTGAGAGGACAAAAATGAGAAATGAAATAGTAAAGTCATTGATAGCACATGCAGATGCACATATTCAAAAACATAAGTTGAATGTTGAGATTCATCTTTCAAATCCAGTGGGTGTTGCAGAACATCCAGATCATTTAGAAACAGTTGAGAAAGAACTAGAAAATATCGCTCATTACGAAGATATTAAAGATGTTCTTCTCAAACATTTCACACAACCACAACAAACCACATTGACAGAATCTTAATACTGTAGTACCATTACAGTATGGATTTCTACACGAATGTCACTCGCACACGAGACAAAATTTTAGCAGTTGGGTATCAAGGCAACAAAAAACAAAAGTTATCTATATCTTATCGTCCCAAACATTTCATTCCTTCAAAGAAGGGTGACACACCTTATAAATCACTAGACGGCAGACCACTTGAAGTTGTTGAACTCAACTCAATGGGTGGTGCAAGAAAGTTCAGAGAGAAGTATTCAGGAGTTGAAGGTTTTGAAATCCATGGTTATGACCGATATGTTTACACATGGATATCAGACAGGTTTCAAGGTGATATAAAGTTTGATCTATCTCTGATTAGAGTTGCAACACTTGACATTGAGTGTGAATGTGAGAATGGTTTTCCTGAACCTATTCTTGCTAACGAAAGAGTGAATGCAATTACAATGAAACCGTTCGGTAAAGATGCTCATGTCTTCGGCATTGGACCATGGGAACACAACAAGACAGATATAGTATATCATAACTGTAAAAATGAAATGGACTTACTTGTTGAGTTCATCAAGTATTGGCGTGCAGAACAATTTGATATCATCACTGGTTGGAATGTAGATTCATTTGATATAACTTATCTTTGTAATCGTATTGATAAAATACTCGGTGAAGATGAACACAAGAAACTCTCGCCATGGGGTCTATCAGATGTGAGAGAATGGGTATCATTCGGTCACCAAAAGAACATGAAATACAATCTTTATGGTATCAATGTGCTTGACTACTTGGAAATGTATCGTAAAAAGACTTTTGTAAACCAAGAGTCTTACAAACTAGATCATATTGCAAATGTAGAGTTAGGTAAAAGTAAATTAGATTACTCTGAATATGGTTCACTTCATACACTTTACAAACAGGACTATGCAAAGTTCTTAGAGTATAATCTAAAAGATGTTGTTCTTGTAGAAGAACTAGAAGATAAACTTGGATTTATTGAGTTGGTGCTAAATCAGGCTTACACGGCAAAATGTAATTACGATGACACATTCGGCATGGTGAAGTATTGGGAAACTATCATCTATAACTTTTTGAAAGAGCAAGGTATTCAAACACCACCTCAAAGACTGAAAACAGGAAATGATAAAACAAAATCAATTCAAGGTGCTTATGTAAAAGAACCACTAGTCGGCAAACACGATTGGGTTATGTCTTTCGATTTGAACTCTCTGTATCCACATCTTATCATGCAGTTCAATATTTCACCTGAAAAAATAGTGAAAGGTAATAGACAAGATGTATCAGTAAAAAGACTACTAGATAAACAATGTGATCTATCTTACACCAAACAGAAGAATCTAACAATTGCACCCAACGGTGTGATGTTCAAACGAGATAGACAGGGAATGTTTCCAGAACTCATGGAAAAATTCTATGATGAACGAAAAGAATGGAAGAAAAAGATGATCTCTTATCAAAAAGAGAGAGAAGTTTGTACAGATCCAAAAAAGAAACGAGAGCTAGATACTCTTATCAAAAGAGCATACAACAATCAACAAGTTCGTAAGATTGCATTGAACTCTGCTTATGGTGCAATGGCAAATCAATACTTTGCCTTCTTTTCTACCGATCTTGCTGAAGCAATTACACTATCAGGTCAATTAGTAATTCAATGGGCAGAAAAAACTATAAACAAATATCTAAACGAATTATTGAACACTGATAATGAAGACTATGTGATTGCAATGGACACCGATTCTATTTACATTACAATGGATAAATTTGTAAATCAGATTATGCCTGATGCACCTAAAGATAAAATAGTAGATTTCTTGTCTAAGGCAGAAAAGCAAATTGAAAAAGTTCTTGCAGAAGGTTTTGAAGAACTTGCAGAATACACAAACGCATTTCAACAGAAGATGGAAATGGGTAGAGAAGTGATTGCAGACAGAGGTATTTGGACTGCAAAGAAAAGATACATTCTGAATGTTCATGATAACGAAGGTGTAAGACTTGCAGAACCGAAACTCAAAATGATGGGTATTGAAACTGCAAAGTCTTCAACCCCACAATGGGTCAGAAAGAAACTAGAAGAAGTGCTAAAAGTTGTGATGCAAGGTACAGAACAGGAACTTTGGGAGTTTGTAGAAACTGCAAGAAAAGATTTCAGAAATCTACCACCAGAAGATGTCGCATCACCAAGAGGTTGCAATAACCTACAACAGTATGCAGACTCAACGACAATTTATTCAAAAGGTACACCAATTCATGTAAGAGGTGCTTTGTTGTATAACCATATGTTGAAAGATAAAGGTCTAAACATGAGATATGAAATGATAAAGAACGGCGAGAAGATACATTTCACTTATCTAACTACACCTAATCCTATAAATGAGAATGTCATTTCATTTATCAATGTATTTCCTAAAGAATTTGATTTGAGAAGATTTATAGATTATGATATGCAGTTTGATAAAGCTTTCATAGAACCTCTGAAAGCAATCATAACATTGATCGGTTGGAATGTAGAACCAGTCGCATCACTAGATAATTTTTTTGCATGACAAAAGAAGAACTTATAGAACTAATAAATAATCTTCATCCTGAAGATACAAAGGGAGAACTAAATGGAATTTTTATCGGAAGACATGGTGAGGTGGTTACCACTGATTCTATTAGGATTGACATGGATGGGGGTCGAGTTATATTGGCTCAAAAGGGATCGGGTGAAGCCGAACAAAACAAAAAGAACTGGCAACAAGAATTAGAATTTGTAAGGAATAGAAATGCGAGACGATCATCCTAATTTAAAAAGTAAAATTGTATCAGAACATCAACACGG